CCAGTTCAATATCATCATAAGTGGCATAGTCACTGTTGACTCGGCCTGACTCTACCAAGAGATAACGCTGTAAATTATCAAAGTCCACAGTCTTTTGCAAGAACACCAACTTTTGATTGCTGTTTACAGCAGGGTCTACAATCTCTTCAAAGAAATCTGGGTTGTCAGGAACACCATCGTTGTCACTGTCACGATAGCTGACCAACACCTGGAAGTCATCTACGTAGCCATCACTTTCAACTGGCTGTCCTGTAATGGTCATGAATATGTCGCCAGGCAGTGGCTCTGTAGAATCTGGCTGTGTGTTTACTGCCAAGCAGTTGATAAAATCTTTGATCACAGTGCCTGTTCGACTGTCGTACACTTGTTGACCATCGTAAAAAAAGAATCGGGTTTGCAGCACTGACCCAAAGTAATAGGCAAGGCCACGGAAAGTTATGGTATAGTTTTGATTTTGTGTAACAAATTGAACCAACCAACTAGCATCGCTGTTGGTGCCGGCTGTGGATCCTGCATTGGACTGACTGAAAGTAGCGTCTTGATCAAGATTGGTGCTAGTGATCAAATACCATGTGTATGGTGTGCCAGTGATGTCACCGTTGTTGTCATAGGCAATGCCAAAATTGCGATACAGCAAGATTTGTTCGGCCATAGCCTGTTCCAGCGACAGTGGCAAATCTGTTACAAACAGTGGTATTACAGAATCAATCAGTGCTCCGGTGGGCACAAAATTGTTGAGTGTGATAGGCCCTGATCCCGATGGCAAATTGCCAATACCGTTGTTGCTGCCATCACCTTGTACAGCCTGTGGTGCGGCCCAAATTTCTAATTTTTCATCTGCACGAGTGGGCGATCCAATCTGCAAACGATTGTTGCGATCAAAGTAATATCCTGTGGGTGGCACAAAACGTATGAGACCCCCCACTACGGCATACCGCAAAGCAGTGGTAGTGGTAGTGCCCACTGGCAGTGGTGTGCCTGTGGCTGATTGAAAATAACCTGTGGTTTCGTTGGCCAGTGTGGTGCTTTGATACCAAGTAGCGCCAGTGGGCCAAGTTATACCATTGGGCAGCGTGACTGCTGACACACGCGGAAAATTAGCATAATAAAACTGTTGCATTACGGTGTCAGCCAGTTGAGGCTGTACCTGGTTGGTCACAACGTCGGCAATTTCGTTACGACTTGTCCAAGAAAACAAAATAGTAGGCAAAATGTTTTGTTCCCACAAGCCGCCATCGCTGCCAAAAGTATTGGTGCTAGAATATTTGCCAGTGTTGTCTACCAAGTCAAGATAGCGACTAGTCCCAATACTACTGCGATTCAAAGCTTTGCTTTTGACAATGCTGTTGTACTGTGTGTAAGGAAACAGATTATAGTCTTCACCGTTGACCATACGGTTCTGGGTGTAGTATCTAGCAGGAGCACGTTGTTTGATGGCGTCAATGGTTTCGCGAGCCTGACTGTTACTCACAGGCTGAGTAATACCGCAAGTGAATGTCACAGTTTCCAAGTTACCAGCACGACTAATATAACTGATGGGAATAGTCACTGCCTGCATTTCTTCAGGGTTTATGATGTACTGCAAACCGTTGGATGCACGCACATATGCACGGAACTGACCCACTGGCACTTCACTGAACACACCATCACCAAACACCAATGTGATCTGATCGTTGGTACGTGATGTCACTGTGTAAATGGGGCGCAAATCAGTGCCCAGTTGCTCAGCAGCGGCACTGTAGATGTTTTCTACATATTCCCACTCTTGACGAATGTTGCCCACATTGTCAAGTTGAAACAGCCAGTGATCTTCATTGTTAACGCCTTCTACATTGATGTTCACCGTACGATTGGTTATGCGTTCAGCTAGGTTAAAATCTTGGTTTTGCAACACACCTTGTTTGAACATGAAAAAATAACCAGTATTTGCTGACTGGAAGCCTAACTGATCGTTTCGAAACAAAATATTAAAAGGCTGATTGGGCTGAGGTGCTGGCTCATACAAGTAATCTTTGCCCACGCTGGTTGAGCTCATGGCTTCAAATGGCATTGAAATGCCATCCACTGTTGAAGTGTAAGGTACCACTGCTAAAAATCCAGGCACAAGATTTATTGCGTATTCATCGGTGCGCACGCCCAAAAGTGTTTGCCGATTTCCTGGACGTCCAACTTTTTGTGTGTCTACAAGAGCTGCATTGATAATGGCTGTAAACTGTTCTTGCCAGTCGGGATTGGTGGGGTCGGCCCAGTTCACTGTGACATTGGCCAAATTTACACCTTGATAATCCACAACATTTTCTGTGGTTGTGACATTGAATACTTTGAGCAAACCCTGGGCTGCTGTGTTACGTTTGGCTGTGTAGCTCACAAGATTGGCCAAGCGTACCACAGAATCTCTACGTTCAGCAGTGTCTAGGTAGTTTTCACGAGTGTTTAGATCAGTGCGGAAGGCCAGCGCCTGGCCCATAAAAGCAATAATATCCAGCAGTGCAATAAATTCTGATGACTCAATGTAGTCATTGAAAGTTTCTGGGTAGTACAAACGCAGATAATCTACAAAACTTTTGCGTAAAGTTTCATAATCGTAGCTTTGAAAATCAGCTTCGCGATAGGTTTGATAGATCTGTTTCCAGTCTTCAACCCCAAAAATTGCTGTTTGTCTAGTGGTTGTTGCCATTCTCTTGAGCCTTTGTGTTTATTTATCGGCAGCAAAAACGGCGTGGTTATACCATGCTGGCTTGTGTGGTATTGATGTCAAAGAAAATTGACAGACGTTCAGCATTGGTTGACGGCACAGCCATTAACTCAATTTCCAACAGCAAGCCGTTTTCTTGGGGATAGCATTGTATATCCATGATTTGAATTCTTGGATCACCAGAAGCCACACGCATGACTTCGTTTGTAACCTGTGTTTGCAAAGTTTCTATCTGTGGTTCAAACAAAAAACTCCAAATCACAGTGCCGTAACCAGGACGGCCTGCTATTGATCCTTGTTGAATATTGAAGGCATTTAGCAGGTCACGTTTGAGTAATTCAGTTCCCGTGAGGGTGAATTTTTTATATTGACCTTGTGTGTTAAAACCACTGAATCTTTGTGCCATAGCGATATTTATGGGTTAGGTTGTGTCGCCATAGCCAGCAATCTTGAATTGCAGCGCAGCCACTTGTTCTTTGACTACTTTACTGGTGTTTAAAAATGTTCGTATTCCGGTGCTCAAAGTGTCATAGTCAGCTTTTAAAATTCGTTTGACAGTGACATCGGCTCTTTCGTACTTAGATTCAAAATCCACTATCAAAGGCAAAGTATTGGTGTTGTAGTCAGCTCTGAATGCTTGCAATTCTGCATTCAGTGCAGACCATTGGTCATTGGTAATTTCTTGCTGGTTAGCCAAGGCCGCAGCTTTGTCGTTAACTGCTGCACGTTCAGTGCTGGCTTTGTTTACACGCTGAGATATAGTTACTATCAAGGCCTGTAGCTCTTTGGTCAAAGCCACCTGAGCATTTTCATTAGGAGGCGCTGGTGGACCATAGTTGGGCGGTGGAATCTTGGGATTGCCAGCTATTCGACTTGATGCTGCATTCAAGGTATCACGATTCACAGTGTCGCCCGACGGAACTGGTATGTCAATGGCTTTCCATGCTGGTGGCACCTTGGTTTCAACAAAATTGGCAGCAAAAGCACCGTCTCTCACAGCTTGATCAAAATCAGCTTTGACTGCACCAACAGCGTCCCCGGGAATTGGCAAGCCCTTGACATAGTCTAAAGTGTCGGTTACGCTTTTGGCTGCATTAAGTGCTAGGCCGGCTACACCCTGTGGGCTTAGTGCGCTCACTGGTACACCAGCAGCCGATACCGCAGCCAGGCCCGTGGCCATCAATCCCTGTTGTATTTTGCTTTGAGCACTTTCGTTGCTCAACAAACTGGCCACGCTGCCAATACCATCTTTGCCTGTCCATACTGCTGGCGATTTCAACACTGTGCTTAGTGCAGCAGTACCAGCCGATACCAAGGCTGCTGTGCCAGGTTTTACAAAACCTGCTGTTTCCAATTGTGATGCATTCAACCCAAAACTACCAACACCAGTGGTATTGCTCAATACCGTGGAAGCTTGCCCAACAAGATTTTTTTGCTGTGCCAATACACCGGTGACTACAGGCACAGCCATGCTAGCAATGGGCGCCAAAGCAGTAGATGCAGACAAAAAGTTAGCCCCGTTAATGGGATTGGTCACTGGCGTAGAAGTCAATGCCTTGTTAAGAGTTTGTACTGTGGAAGTTGCAATTTGAGTAGCAGCGCCCACAATTGGAGTCAATGCACCACCACTGCCAGAACCAATCAAACTAGACACTGCGCCTGTTAGATTTGTAGCAATACCTGACAGTGCACCGCTGATTCTAGACACTGCTGGTCCCACTGCTGATGTCAATCCTGCTGCAATACCAGCCACACTGCCACCCAACGCACCGCCGGCGCCAGCCAATGCTGATTGTGCAGAGTTGATAGCGCCACCTATGGCTCCACCTATGGCGCCCAAGACTCCACCAGCACCACCTTGTGCTTGGGCCAACACTGCCTGTGCGCCTGGCAGCCCATCAGCAGCCTGTGTGGCTGCACTGAGCACATCGCCAGGTTTAAACCCTACCAATGCACCAGTCTCGGCTTGTTTGTCAAATATAGCACGAGCTTGTGCTTCGGTCAAGCCAGGTGGTCCTTTGATTTCAAAAGGTTGACCAGTTGGCAGTGTAAACTTGAATATACTCATATTATCGGGCCACTATTTCTACTCCAGGTGGTACTGGCACGGCACCCGGCGGTGGTGATGGTTTGCCTTCTTCAAAAGCAATTTCAACATCAACCCCTTTGTTGTGATAGGGGTAAGGTTCGTGAGTGGGGGCTCTACTTACAATGCTTTCTAGCCCTTGTGGTTTTACTTGCCAACCTTTGCTGGTGTCAAATTCAGTGTCGTCCATTTGTGTTTTGGTCAACTCATTGGGCGTAGTAACTTTGCCAGCGGCTGGCCCGTTGAGATCAATACCACCAGCTTGCAAAGCCAAACTGCCGCCGGCGCCCCAGCTGCCACCGTTGCTGTTGATGGTCAGTACGCCATCGGCTTTGACGCCTATGGTGGCACGACTGTACACAGTGACGTCTTCCTGCGCATACAGTGTCAACTTTTTCTGACTTTGTATCTGCATGTCTTCCGCACTTTTGACTTTTAAATTTCGCCCAGCAAACATATTGATGTCGCGATCAGCATGCAGATTGATGTCGCCCTTGGTTCGTACGTTCACACTGTTGCTGCTGTAAACATCTACTGTGCCTTCCACACCAAATTCCAACCATGTCTGTCCGTTGGCATGTATGATATAAAAGAAGTTGCCAGTGTCACTCATGGTGATTTGATGACCCAGACTGGTGCGCAGTCTAAACATAGCATTGTCACCATCAAGATCGCCGTCGTCCATAACAATGCTGTGACCGCCCACACGACCAATAACTTGTGCGTCGCTGGCTTTGAGTTCACCAGAGTCGATCTTTTTGCGTATGTCATTGGGATTCATGCCACCTTGGTAAATGGCTATGCCTGGCGTGGTCACGCCAAACACAGCACTGGGAGTTTCACGTTGACTGCTGCTGCGTATGGTACCACGTTCTAAGTCTTCAATTAGGCCCTGTTGGAATAGACTTTGAGCCAAGTAGCCATGCACTGGTTTGGTGCCTTCCCAAAATCTTGGACTGTTGAATGTTTCTTCGTTGTCAAGATTGATTTCGGTCACTGGCAAACGAGTGGCATCTTCAAAATACACTTTTTGATTTTCGTTGCCAATTTCATAGCGTGAGCTAGCAGCAATGGCCGGAACCATGTTGCCCAGACCAGGTTCAGGTACCACCCCAATATAATATCCTTGGCTGCGATCACCGTTGGCAAACACACACAACACTGTGACCCCCACATCAGGCGGTGTAAACCACATGCCATAGGAATTGGAATTGCCAGGATATGTGCCTATGTCGCTGCTGTTACCAGTGGCAGCTGGTGGAGGAGGAGTATTGCCAAAAAATGACGGCAAATAAC